ACATAGCTAGTGTAAGCAAAACCAAAGTTCAAGTCCATTCCTTGACCAGTGATTGCACCTATATCAGCAGCTTGAATTACAAGTCCTGATGCTACAGCATCACGCTTAATAGCTTCATTAACCATTCTCATTCCACCCATACCAGTTTGGACAATCAATTGTCTTTTTGGATCTGGACCTTGGAATTCAACTTTACCGTTAAAGAAGTTATAAATCTCAGAACGGAATAAGTCAAGGTTAAAGTTATTCTTATTGTATACTCTTTTGAAAGAGTTGTCTAGTTGAGACCAAAGACCTACAGATAATCTTAAATCATCTGGACCGTCTTGTCTAACTCTACCACCTTTACCCCACATAAGGTAAGACTCAATGTCATTTGCTACTTTTGTCAAGTGAGCAGCTTCCATTTGAGTAAGGAAAGAACGAGAAAGATCACCATTATCAAATGCTCTCTTTACTTTATCTTTACCCATTACTTTTACCATATCTTCTAATGAAGCTACAGAAGGATCCATGTTATCTCCTGATGTTCTCCAGATCTCAGTTACAGGAACTGTACCATCTGCATTCATTCCTCCTTTGATCATAAGATCAGCTCTAGAAGAAACTGAATAGTGAACGTGTGCTTCTGCTCCACCTACATAGTTGTAGAATTCACGGAAACCTGTTCCTGTAGTAATATCAGAAAATCTTTCACCATACTCACCTCTAGCAGAACCTTTTCTAAAGTACTTAGTTCCTTTATCTAAATACTTAGATGCAAAAGTTGCTGAGTTATTGTTATTAACCATTTGTACGGTGTAGATGTAACCATCACCTGTAGGAAGAATATCCTCATCAGTAATGTAAAGTTCAACACCATTGTACTTGTCATATGTGATGATATCACCATGTCCAAATTCTCTAGCGCTTAACTTAATACGGAAAGTTGTACCATCAGCACCTCTTGTTTCACCAAGACTGTTATCAATATCCTCAGTTATATAAGGAAGATCTCTAGATACAGGTGTTTGCCACTTATACTCTCCGCGAGCATTATCTACTTCAATTACATTCTTTCCACCAAAGCTAGACATTTGATAAAGAGGCATTTCAACTTTCTGAGACATTGCCCATAAGTCCACTGGACCTAAATCCATTGGTTCTGCATCTTTCAACATGTTAACCAAGTGGTAAGAGTCTACGTGTGAACTTGCGTTGTACGCTGTATCCCGTAGAAAGATACCATTGTTTAAAACTGGAGTTGCCATTTATTTATTTGTTATTTATTGTTTACTAATTAAAATCTTTTGAACATATTGTTCTTTCTTTGTACTGTTGGTTTTTTTGCAGTTCTTCTTGTGCTATTGTTTTCATTTGAAACTCTAGAAGAACTTGTATTTTTTTGTGACTGTGCAGTTTTAAGTTTTCTTACTGTATCTGCAACAGCTGCTTGACCGCCAAGACTTTTAACTTTACTTTTGTACCCATCTGGATCAGAAAGTAACCATAGTGCTTCTGCAATAAGGTCATGTCTTGGTTCTACAAACTGATACTTTTCAAGAAGGTGACCTAACAAGTTTGTAGGTTTACCTGATATAGATGGGTAGTTAGGTTGAACTAAACCACCATATAAATGATTTTGTGTTTTTCTATCTAATTTAAGATCTCCCAATTGACCTGTAGAAAGAGTGTTATATACATTATCCATATATTGTGCAGCAGCATGTTCTTGTTGGGCTTTTTTCTGCTCTTGTTCTGCAAGTTGATGAGCTACTATTTGTTCTTGCATTTTATCCAACTTAGGTTTAAACTGCCTTGCTTTCTTTTCAAGCTTTTCAATGTCAGCCCAAGTTTCTATTTCCTCTTGAATTTCTTCAGGTGTACCAAAGTTAGTAGCAGTTAAGTATTGTCTTGCAATTTCTGCCTGATGATTTTCATTTTCAGGATCAAGTTGTACTATTTCTTCTACATGAGAAAGGGTTCTAAATAAACCTTTCATGTCAGTACCACCATCTGCAACGTATTTTGCAGCTACCTGAAGTTCTTGAGGAAGAGAATTAAAAAACTCCTTTGGAGTATCTTGTCTAATCTTGCTTTCTCTTTCTTGAAAATTGGCTTCAAATAGTTCTCTAAAATCTTTAGTAGTATAATCTTCTAAAGCTTTGTCATCATCAAAACCAAAAAGAGTCCCCTCTTCAATCATCTTATTAGCTAAATCAACTAAACCACTCTTATCAGTTTTACGTCTACCTGGTTTAGCTTCTCCCGTTTCTTCTTCAGTAATTGCATCATCTAATTCAGCCAATGCTTCATCTACTACAGAATCAGGAGTAGATTCAATCTTTTCCTGCGGAGTCATCTCCTTTTCAGAAGTTTCAGTTGTAGTTTCAGTCTTGTCAATGAACGTTGTATCAACTTCTTCTGGTCTAGAGAAGAGGTTTGATTTTTTTTCTTCTAGCTCTGGTTCAACCTCTTCTGCTGGTAGCATAACGCTCTCAGCTCCTGGTTGACCAAATACTTCATCTAAATTTACATCTACTTCCTCTACCGTTGTAGAGTCTTGTATTTGAGTTTCCTCGTTTAATTCTTCTGCCATGTGTCAGTTTTTGTTGGTTATTACTTTAATATACTAAATTAAATCTTAAAAATTTAAAATTATGCAAAAAAAATTATTAGAAAATTTGCATTATATAGCTAAACTATTTTTTTTTATCATCCTTTGATGATTTAACATCATACTTATTTTTATTTTCTTTGGCAATTTGCAACTGTTTATCTGCTATTTGTGTCTGAGCATTAATTCTTTTTTGCTCTATATCCATTTTTTGCTGATGTTTTAACATATCATTGCTTTGCTTTTGTCTTTGTATTTGAGTCTGCTGTTGATATTGATCTGTTTTTCTAATGTCTTCCATTGCATCTTGATAATCTGACTGCATGTTTTTATCAAGATCTGCCATAGATCCATAACCAGCTGCTCTAATTTCAGCAATAAGAATATCTTTACGATCTCTTTTTTCAGCTTCTGAAACTTTAAAATCTCTTTCAGCTTGCTGTTCCTGTTGTTGAGCTTGAATTTGTTGTTCTTGCATTTGCTGTTGCTGTTGCATCTCTTGTTGTTTCTGTTGCTGTTGTTTTTGTTCAGAATCTTTCATAGCTGCATTTAACTCTGCAATAGAATCAGATTGTACAATTTTACCAAGATCGTAGATACTAGCACCTGTAGTATTATTTTGAGTTGCCATTTGCTTTAGCTGTTCTAGGACAGCTCTATGATTAGCAGTTGTTGATGCAAATATGTTAAGATCTCTCATCAACATATCAGTACCATTAATTTCAAAGTTAACCTTTTCATCTGCAGAAGTTATGTAAGTTAATCTTGCAGACGGTTTAGTAGAGTTATAGAACTGGGCTAAATCAGTTCTCATCTGATGAACTCTAGGCATTAGATAATCGCAATGTTGAATAAAGTATGTTTCTGTTTGAGCATAAGATGCATTAGCAGCTTGTTCAACACCAGTTGCTGTCATCTGAGAAATTTGCTGACCCATTCTTTGTGGGTTAACTCCAATTACTTCATAAGCCTGTTGTTTAAAATGGTTAGATAATTGAATTCTAGACATAAGTCTATTAGTCTGATCTAAATCAAGTTTTTGAAAATGCTGAAAGTTTAATGCATTTTCTGTATTTGTAATAGAAGTATCTAAAGGTAGCATTCCAAAATCTTTCATTGCAACATAAGCTTTAGATAAATTACCTTTACCCCAGTCTTCTCCTAATGAATGTTTAGGCAATGTATTTTGATCTAGCATAATTATAGTACCTAGTTCATCTACTAAAATATCTGCTATTTGATTGTTGACAATGTTGTAACCTATTTGAAAAGGTTTCATTAAATCTATAAGAGCTGTAGATTTTGTATTTCTATCAGAGAACACAGCTCCCTCAACAGGTAGTTTACAACCATAAAGATTATTATCACCTTTAAATTGAAACTTTATAGGGCCAGGTTTTTTCTTATCTATTCCTATATAAATAGGAGTCATGCCTGATGGATTGTTCATACCCCAATAACTAGGAATATTAGGACCAATCTTGATTCCTCCCCAAACTTCGTTTATCCAAATCCACTCAATGTGTTCACCGAATATTAAATTATCTTTTGATTTGTTTTTAAATAAACGAGTATCATAAATAGGTTTATCTGTAATTTTATAATCCTCTGTTATGATTTCATTTGTTACCTCACCTTGTTCAGAAATTTTTGTAAGGTGACCTAATTTTCTTTGAGACTTCCAATATGTAGTTGTTACTCTAACTAAATATGCATTACCCTCTGTTTTATAATCTTCACTCTGTGCTAATATTTGATTTACTACATCCTCACCTTGTGTAATACCTTCACCGCCCATAAAGCTTGTATATTGACGCATAGCTAAAGATGGTCTTTGAGTATTCCACTCATGAGACTGAGTAGCATCATAAAAAGAACCATCATTTTGATAACCACCTATAGTATACCCAGCAGCTCTTACTGGATATATTGCCTCAAGAGATTCTAATTGTTCTTCAGACATTAAGTATCCGTATTTATCAATTGCATCTGAAACAGTAATCATATCTGTCTTACCAATCCAATTGGAATCTGAAATATATCTTGAATCAGGAGACTTATGGTAAAATGTAAGCAGTGGATTCCACAACTCTACCTCATAATCATCTTCCATCATTCGCATATGCCAAAACTCTCTATCAGTAATAAGCATATCTCTAAAGGCTCTTTCCTCTAATTCATCTAAATGAAATCTTTGTTCATCTACTTTATGCTGATGAGAAGCCCATTCTTCCATCATAGACCTGTAACTTTTTTTGAAGAACATTTCTATTTCTGGCAATGATTTTAAATTATCTGGAGATAACTGTTGTTGTGCTTCTTCAGAATTAGGATCTAAACCTTGCTCTAAAAGAGCAGCTGTTATTTTAGTTTGAGCTTGCCCAAGAAGTGTTTCTTCAACCATTGCTCTTTTTTGCTCAAGCATTTCATTATAAGAAAATTCATCAACAGCTCTATATGTTAATTTGGTTGATCTTTTAGCAAACTCTGCAACAAGAACATTAACTACGTTTGGTATAATGGGATAAAACTTTAACTCTAGCGCAGAACCTTCATCTTGATTTTCGGTTAACATACTTACAATATCCCTAGATTCATTGTCTTCTTCTACTATATAATCAGTTCTGTCAATATGACCTTTAGCTAACTTATAATTTTTAGAAAGTCTTCTTGCACTTCTTTGCAACTGTTTGATACCATTCCACTCTAACCAATCAATATTCCAAGCAGCCCATTCATCATCCTTTTTCTTTTTTGATAAAAATTGTAAAGGTTGTGTTACAGCACCTATTCTATTCTGCTCAACCTTTGCGCCCTTTTTTATCTGAAGTGCATTGTATACTTGCATAGTTATTATTTAATGTTTTTAAAGGCAGATCTTTTTCGACCATTACTTTTTAATCTTTTGTTTTTCCTACCCATATGAGTAAACGGACTACTATTTAATTTAAACAAATTTTCTGACTTTTGCAACTTTTTAGCAGCGTCATCTCTTATGATTTGTTTAGTATAACCTCTATTAGATTCTTGTATTCTCATAAAAGATACAAGTGCCACAAATGATACTAATCTATCTACGTTAACTCCATCTGCATATTCTTGCATTTCTTTTATAAGCATTGGGTCAGGAATTCTTTCTATTCCATAAGTTGTTCTAACAACAGTTCCATCCTCTTTTGTTTCTTGATCAAGCTCTTCTCTTACAAACTCTATCCCATAACTAAGAAGGTGTGATTTGAATAAAGTACCTGTATTTTTCCAACCATATTCTTGAAATACATTTTTATTGGCGCCTAAATCTTTTAAGAACATTATTTGACTTTTAGGAACTAGATACTTTTGTTTCTTTCTGCTTATCATATAATTAATAAATAAAGAAATGTTATTCTCTATAACAGTCCATGCATTATACCATTCTATTATAAGTTCTAGTCTTTGATGAGTTTGTTTTATATCATCAAACCTTCCACACCATGCAGCTACAATTTTACTTTGTTCAATATAAGTTTCTGTATCAGTACCTGTAACTTTAGTAACCTCTATAGAATTTTTCATCACATATATAGAACATAGTGAATCAGATGTGGTAGTCTTACCTTCAGCCACGGGGTCAATAGACGCATAATAAGTTCCAAAATCAGGCTTTTCCTTATTAGGTCTTTCCCATACTACAAGACAACCTGTTTTATCTTCAGTCTTTTTATTTACTGGAAACTCACGTATAGGTTGCTTATTGCTTTTTGTAACAGTTGGTTTACCATTAGCATCTGTTGTTATATCTAGAAACTCGTAGGCATATTCCTTTTCTTCTATTCTTCTAGCTTGTGCAGAAAGAAGATGTGTAGGAAATACAGAAACAGATCTATTGTCAAATGCTTCTTTTATATTTCTAGGGTGCTGAGATATTCTCAATTGATAATCTTCTGGAGCTAGCTCTCTTTTCCAATCATCAAATTGTTTTTGTAAAGCTACAGTAGCTTCTTCTACTTTGGAGTTGCCATATTGATCTATATGCGGAGGCATAGACCATTGCTCAGGAATAAATAAACCTGACATACCTTCAGTACCTTTATGATCAATTAAATTAGTTTCTACAGCATAAACATCTTTAGAAGTTGGATTTAGAATCATATCCTTAAGTGGATTACATTGTGACAAGTCACCCACAGATCCTGCTGCTATAAATAATCCTGTAGTAGTAAGTCCCGATCTCATTGCAGGTCTCATATACTCATATGTCTTATCCATCTTGGGTGCAATCCCAGCCTCTTCATGAAAGAAGTATTTAACTGGACCCCCTACACCGTTTGTTGGATCTTTCTCAAATGACATACCTTGTATAGTTCCTTTAAGACCTACTTCAGTTTTTCTGTTACCTTTCCTAACCTCAATCTTCTGTTGCCACATCATTACCTTACTAGGATTCATGGGCCTATACCATGCTGTATGTTCATTTAAAAATGCCGCATACTCATCTAAAAACTTCCAAGACCCTTTCTCATTAATGTAATCTTTAAGACTAGCACCTATCTTTAGTGTTACCCCTGGCTCAAACCATTGCTGATTAATAAGCTTTGCCATATGATAATAGGAAGATGCTATCTGACGTTTCTTTAGTATAGCAACATGTTTATAGTTTAGTTCTGCTAGCATCTCATATAATGCCATATGATACTGAGCATCTCTAATGTCAGCAAATCCAAACTTTTGTATTTCTTTGTTAAAGATTGGTAAGAAGTTTAACCACATGTAGTAGTCTCTTGCTATATACCAAACTTTATCTTTTGATTTAAATATTACCCCTTTCCTGCACTTCTTTTTTTCTCCTTCCCAATAATTAATAAAATCTCTTGATTTAAATGGAGCTGCACAATAGAATCCTTGTGTGTTAAATTTAGTAGCTTCTGCATTAAATTCTTCAGACACTTTATCAAATGCATACTGACCTGGCTCCTTAAACAAATCTCTTACATAAGCAGCAAAGTCTTCTCTAGTATCAAAGTCTGTACTAGTCCATTTACCATTATCCCATGTAGGAATATCTTGATATATCTCTGTATCATTGGTCATATCCTAGCCCTATTCCACCTCGTACATTGCTTTGTTGTTCTTCTTGAAGATCTTTATAAGCTCCTTTAAACGATTCTCTAATTTGCTGATATTTAGCAGCCGCATTTACTAAGGAATTAATATTACCATCTCTACCATGTTCAATTGGTGTAGTCTGCATATATCTGCCTAATCTATCTAGCATAGCTGCAATACCTTTGTATGCCCTTGATGTTGGAGTCTGATACATCTTTTCACAAAACTTAAGTGCTGCCCATACATCGTCATCTTCTGTAGAAAATTCACCTTCTACCTCTTTCATTATAACTTCTTCTTTTTCATGCTCAGGAGTATGAAAGAAAGGATTCATATCAGGATTAGGACAAGTCATGTAAAACAGGTACTGGTAAATCTTTAAATAATCCTCTGGATAATTATCCATTACATCTTTAAGTGACTTTAATGTGTAACAATGTTCTGTTGGAACTACCTTGCCGTTTTGTATATCAAATAGTTTTGCAATCATTTCTTCTTTAGTTTTTTTCTATTATCATGCAGATAATGTATTAATGATATTACTTCATCTTTTAGATAAGGAACTGGGATTTGAACTAAATCTTTTAATACAGGATCACCATCTGGCGTATACTTTGTAATAGGATATCCATGTTCATCTTTACCCTCTTCTTCAAATTGAACGTGATGAATATACATTGGTCCAGGCCTTAACTTAGGATTATGCTTTATTATAATATACATATAAATACTCAGTTGTAAAGCATAATGATTAAAGTTACAATCATCCAAGTGACTAACTGGAAATAACATTTTCTGAGAAACACCTTCCCAATCTACATAAGATTGCATTTTAATTTCTTTGTTAGTCTTATAATCTATAATTGATACTTTACCCTCAACTACTTCTACTAAATCTGACTGTCCGCATATACCCGCAGATTTTAAATAAACCATGTGTTCTGGATATACACCTGGTTCTAACTTTTGATTTGGTGAAATTTTAACACCTTCACCCTTTGATATTGGGCTAAAAACAGGTACAGTAACCCCACTTCTTTCTATTGAAGCTAAAGAACATAAGTCATCTTCTCTTTGATTATGATAAAATGTTCCGAGAGCCATAGCTCTTTCTGATTCTTTTTTCCAAACTTCTTGAATTTTTTTTGGTGTCATTCCATACCACTTAGAGCTTTTTCTTTTAGAAACTTTCTGTGCTATCTTCTTAGCATCAAAAGGTTCTTTAAAGTGAGAGGTTAATGTTGTTACACTTATCCAATCAATTAAATTATCTTGATTAGATGATTTATAACTATGGTCTTTTTCTGTAAATATTATACTCATAATTCTCCCAATTTATCTTCTTCACTTTCTGACATTAACGCTGACCACTCTCCTATTGGACATTCTGCAGACAAAGCTCTTGTTTTAAAAGCTAGTGAACAACCGCAATTACCACAACAAGGTTGTGTTCCTGAAACCTCACATTTAGAACCTATTGAGTCAAATTCAACACAGTCTTTACACAAAAGCATTCTTTTTGCAGAAACATCTTCTACAAACTTATCTCTAATAACTGAATTCTTTATTCCCTCATAAATTTGCTTTCTATTTTTCCAAATCTTTTTTAGATTCATCTTTTAGTTTTTTAAATTCTTTTTTTCTTTTCTTTTCAGAATCAATCTGTTTATTTATACACTGAAGAAATTCTATTTTTTCTTCTAGCTTTTTTAAATTATAATAAGCTGTATATGTAGATGTGTCGTGATTCTTTAAATATTTTTCAAGTCTAGGAATAGCATTTTTTATTGCATTTTCTCTAGCTGTAAATAGACCAAGGCCTGTTATATTTATTCTTGGGTGATGTAACTCACTTAATAAGGTTCTAACGTTTTTATAATAAAAGTCAACTAAACTTTCCACAAGATCTTTTGATAGATCATTTTCCTCAGATATTTCTTGATATAAGTGTCTAGCTTTTTTAGGTTTCATTTAGCAAGAAAGTTATAATCTAAAAATATAGATCCTACAGTCTCAATATTTAAACTAGGACTAATGCGAATAAGTTTTTTATTTTTAACATCTCTTTCTACAATTTTAAATTTCATGCATTTATTAATGCAATTTCTAACTGTTTGCTGAGACTTAAATATTTTTTGTTCATCAGCTGCATCATAGCAAAAATGAGAAATTTCTAAGGGTCCTGTTGAACTAAGTAAAGTTAAACACTCAAGATCAGAATCACTCACCGTTATTTTATTAAGATAACAGTGAGTAATTAATTGAAACTTAATAACATCTTTTGTAGACATTATTACTTTTTTCTGAACTCGTTTAACGATTGCCATTATGCAGTCTCTTTTTTAAGAGTTCTCTTTTTCTTAGGAGCTTGCTCTGGTGGCGTAGGAACTTCATCATCTTCAGGCGGACTCATCATTTGAGCATATGCCATTTGAATCTGAGTTCTTTTAAGTCTCATCTCATCAATTTCAGACAACTTTGTTTCATAACTTAACTGTGCTTCAAGATAAGGCATTGAATCTGTATAAAACTTCAACATATCCTCTTTTTTTTGAGCAAGTTCTTCGGGTGATAAATTTTCTGGATTTTCCATTGGTTTAAATTTTTATTTACTCAAATATACAAATAAAGTTTAAACTTCTATGGTTTAAATAAAAAAACCTGAGTTATTAAACCCAGGTTCTCTTTATTTAACTCACCTATGAAAAGTTAAACCTTACCTTCTACTTCGACTTGTTGAATCATTTCAAAGTGTACTTTAGCTATTCTATCTCTACCTTCTTCTGATAGAAGATACTTATGGCAGTTATCTGAATTAGTCATAAAAAAGTTTTCAGATAGTATTGCAGGCATAGAAGTATTAACAAGAACATAAAAGTTAGATTCTTGATCTACATCTCCATCTCTGTATGTATCAGATCTCATATACTCGCCTTTAAACTCTCTAGCTGCTTTTTCAAAAAGAATTGTTGCTATATCATCTGATTTGGTCTTTCCTATAGAGGTGTATACACACCAACCATTTGCAGACTCGTCAGTATACCCATTAGCATGTACACTTACATATATACAAGGCTTTTCAGAAGATTTAGCTAATCTATTAGCTGTGTCTACTCTTTCTGTTAAACTAACATCTTTAGGAGTATCTACTAAGTTAATATAGTCAATATTATTAGACTTGCACATTTTAACCAATCTATCTACTATAGCACGATTAAACTCACCCTCAAATAGCTGTGTACCATCTGGCCATACTGGAGATCTTTTCCCTGGTGTCTGATATACACCATCTATCATACCTCCATGACCATTATCTAATATCCAAAGATACTTTGATTCAGTTTCATGTGGTGTAATAGACATATCAAACTCTGTCTTACAATGTGGACATGTTATAATTTTTTCCATAGATATCTTATTACTGCGGGTATTGCATATATTAAAAAGAAAGTCAAATATACTAAAATTGCACTTACCCCATTTATTTCTTATTTCTTATTCTAGTTAATTTATCTATAGATGTTAACCCTAGTGCACCAAATGCAAATAAAGCTACAGCGTCTACAAGGTATTCTGCTGGCCTTATATCTCCATGAGTAAAGGTATTAGCCACTAGTGATACTACAAGTGCTAAAACACAAAGTAAACCACCCAATCTTTTAGAGGAGTAAACTCCTGTTTCATCACTTAATAATTCTTTAAAAAACTTTTTCATAATAATCTTTTTTTTAAAAATAAAAACAGCCTATATACTCCATAAAGCAGTACTGCTATAATTAACCAATTAAGTATTTTTTTCCAAAGCGGAGTTTTTTCATAATATTTAATTGGGATCTTTCTTTCTACTATCTTCTCTACTGTAATAGTATCACATTCCCCTTTTATATATACATTCTTTTTAATAGTATCGTGAAATATCTTAATTGTAAGCCTCTCTTTTTGTAAAACTAAAGTATCTCTAGTTATTTGTGTAAAGAAATGCTGATTTATAATTGTATCGTATACTACTTTAGGCACTTCTACTTTGACTGTATCGTGTATAGTTAAAGTATCTATAGTAAGTAAATGAGGGTGTTTATCTATAAGTCTAGTGAACCTTCTTTGTGGAGTACAAGCTAAAACTAAACTTGTCAGTAGTAAATAAAATATTATCTTCATATCCTTTGGGATAAATGAATAATCTCTTTTTCTTTTGTATCCACAAACCGTGCAAGTTTTACCTTTTTGTTTAGTGTACCCTATACAGTTTGGACAATAGTGTGTAATAAGTTTACTAATACCTATTTTAATTTTATTGCGTGTATAGCTTCAATAATTTCTATTTTCATTTTAGCCATATCTTCTCTGAGTTGAGAAATAGATTGTTCATTCTTTTCTCTATTTACATCAACCTTAGTCTTTAGGTCATCAATTCTTTTATGCACTCTTTCAGAGGCTTCTTTTTTGACGGCTTTCATTTCCTCTAAATCTTTAGTAAGATTGTCTAATGTTAATTGTTGTATAGTCACTTTTCCTTTTAAAGTATGCCATACACCTATAGCACCAGTTAATGATACTAACAATGCTATAAAAGCATCAAAACCTATTTGTAAACCTGAAACATCCATTCTCTCTTGTATAAATAATAAACATATAGTTATAATATACAAAAAATATTTAAATATACCAGGAAATACTTAGGTTTAAATAGGAAATTTATAGGAGTCTATTCCTCTCTGAAAGTAGTCAGCACCTTCATCTCGAATTCTTTTATAATTTATTTCTAAAATTCTACCACCAGTAGGTTTAATTGGCGCACCTCTTTCAACATGCCAGCCTTTAGATCCATCCCCATATTCTTCTTTATATGTACCTGTAAGCATCAGATGCAGCTGTTTTTGTACTTGCCTATAGTTTGATCTACCTTGAATTATTGAGTCTCTTACATCATTCCTAGAAGCATTTTCGTGGATATGTCCCATAGTAAACACATCAAAGTCTTCATACATCTCTAGAGCTCTTGTTAAGTTTAGTGCTCCTTTAGTAACTACACCACCCCCACCTGATCCGTGAAAGTATCTTATTTTCATTGATGATGAACCATTAATCGGACCATTCTTTTTAAGAACTTGATTTACTATCATCCATCCACCGTATCCACCTACTTGTACATTTGTACCATTCTTAATATTAAGCAGCTTTACAAATCTTGCAAGTATATCTGTTTCTTGAAATTTAATAATAGCAGTCTCATGATTACCATATCCTATAACCGTAAGTAAATGTGCATATGGACTAAACCATTCTACAGCTGTTTCTACTATGCTATCTAAATACATAGCATTATTATGTTCTGGTCTTATATCAGATTTATTCTTTCTATTATCACCTCTACCTTGCATTAAGCAGAACATATCCCCATTAATCATAATAGGAATAGATTCTTTTAAGCAATAATCTAAATCTTGTTTTAGTTGTTTCCAGTCACATTTAGGATTATCCCAATGTAAATCTGACATCATTGCAATCTTAGCTTGTGTACCCTCAAGCTTTAGCTCGTGGATATTGCTGGCATGTTTAATTAACTTCATAATTTTATTTTTCTGGAGAGAATTCCCTAATATACAACTTATTTTTTAAAGTGGGGTGTATTCAATACCAAGAGGATTTGGACTAGTCCAATCTTCATCAGTCATTAATGTTAAACATTCTTGATGTGTATATGTGCTATCGGGAATTATTGTACCATCTGTAATAAATGTAGGCTCAACATCCCATTTTAATATAAATTGAGTAGGTGGATCTAAAAGATTTTTTCTAACTGTATCTGCAGAAGTTTCCCCTACTTGAGAAAAATCTACCTTATCTAAGTCTTCTATATTAATTATAGCGTATGTTGTAAAAGCTTTTCTTAAATTCATAATATTTTATTAAGGTACATCTGTGCTAAAAGTGGCACTATTCTCTACAGTTCCTGTGTTTGACGCAGACCCCGAATCAGCTGCACTTGTTCCTGAGCCTTCTTCAAACCTCCACCAAGAAACTGGATTTAAGCTAGTAAGATCACCAGGTTTACCTGAGCCTCCGCCATTATAGATGCTTGTGACATCACTTGCAGAAAGTTCTGAGTCAAATACTGCAACTTCATCCATAAGTACATCTGCTGGTAGTAGAGGTGCTGTGGACAGTGCCATTATTAAAAAAGGTGCAGAATTTTGAATTGTTGCGGATAAAGAACCACCTGTAGCACCGTCAAGCGTAGCAGCTGCTCCATCAATATAGATTTTACCTCCACCTACTGTGCTTGAACCATCAAAAGTAAATACTACATGATGCCAATCTGTAGTATCATTTATTAATTCATTAGTTTTCCAAAACAACCTCTGCGATGTAAAGCTTGTGTCTGTCCGTAACATAACTACAATTTTACTTTCAGTATTTAAGTTAAACATCAGTCCTCTACGATTACCTGTGGGGTTCATTTTACTTAGCAGCATGTGATTAGTAGTATTAACTACATTTCTTTTTACCCAAAGACTATATGAAAAAGTATCTGTCCTTTCAAAGTTTAAACTTGAGTTAGTGCCGCAATTTACCCAAGCATCAACACCATCACCTTCTATACTATAAGTATTAACAAAACTAGTCTGAGGAGCTATAATACTAGTTCCTGCAAATACTCCTAGAGTCTTATTGGTATTTATTGATACTCCCATAATTACATAAATATTATAAAATCATCATCAGATCCAGAAGATAAGCCTTTTATTTCTGTCCTATCTAATGTTAAGTTTCCATAAATGCTACTTTACATATATCATTAAAACATCTGCGCCAGTACCATTTACTACAAAATGAGATCCTGCAAATTTATGAGCATTGCCCCCTGCATCAAAGTTTACTGTTTCACCTGCAAGCAAGTTAACAGCAGATCCACCACCTATTGCTATAGTAGCAGTTGCACTAGCATGTGCATTATAAAATGATATTGATTTAACAGCATCTGTTACAGTTACAGAACTTGTAACTCTTTGCATACTTGCAAGGTTAGTTTGAACACCTGTATTAGTTTTAATTCTATCTACATCTAGTTCAATTTCAGTATTCTTTGCAAGAATAGCATCAGCGGTTACTTCTATTTCTGTATTTTTAGCCAGAATAGCAGTTGTATCAACCTCTATAGCAGTATTCTTAGCTAAGATGTTTAAAAGAGTTGCTTCTGTTGCGTCACCTTGTTCTAAATAAGTTTTAGTACAAGCTGAATAATTAGTAGTATCTTCTGTTAATGATCCTGGAGGATATAATTCAATATCTGTAAAAGCTCCTGTACTTGTATTAAAGATTCTTACTTCTAATCTAATGATTGCAGGATCTGATCCACAAACAATACTAATTAGATCTGCTTCGTAATCTTTACCCGCAGTTACAATACTAGCTGCAATTTTATCCAAACCAAGCAACATTCTGTATTGCCAAGTCCAGTTAGTTCCTTTTTGCCCTTGTGTTTTTAAGTTTCCTACTGACATATTTTATGTTTTTATTATTCAAATACTCCGTGCTCTACTAAGCATCCTGTAGCTCCTGAAGCATATACTCTAATATCACTAGTATCTGCTGCCCATGGAAATACTGCCCAAGAACCTGCATCTAAAAACATATCATATACAGCACCTGACGCTGTTGCTTCAATTTTAACATAAATGTTCAAGCTTCCTGCATTCTTCAAGTATACATAGGCACCTGGAGAATGGCTTGCATGAGGAATCAATGTTAATGGTGCACCAACTACTGCTGTAACGTTAGTTCTAGAAATACCTCCCTGAGTAACTGTAGCTGACTTTAAAACTGTAGATAGTAAACTATCGCTAGTTAAGTTAGTAGAAGTTATTGTTGAAGTTAAATTTACTGTTGCCATTTTTATAAGTTTATAAGATTTTAATTAAATATTCCGTATTCTAGAATATTATTTGCTGTTTCTGCATAAGCTTCCAAACTTACTGGTGTGCCACTGCTACTTGCAGCCCATGGTATTAAAGCCCAATCTCCACCACTTAATATAATTTGATCCGATGTAGAATCAAATGATATATAAATTTTTTCGTTTGTTGTAGCTGTAGATGGATTATATAACCAAACTCTTGCACCTTGAACATATAAGTCCTCATCTGCAATAATTTGCGCTGCACCAATTGTTGTTGGTTCAATCTTTTGTCTCATTACACCACCTTGCTCTATAGCTCTAGTAAGGTTTGTTACAGTTAATGAAATCACATCTGTAGTTAAATCTGTAGACTCTATCTTAAGAGTATGCGTTACGTCTGCCATTTTTTAAAGTTTTATAAGTTTAAGTTAATTAATCTCTATCAATAAGCATGAAGTGGATCTTAACATTACCATTCATTGTGGCAGTCCCACAGTTGTGAACGCGAATAGTAGCAGTACCTGTATTTTTAGCACGTACTTCCAATACCACTGTACCATTACTCGCTGTTTGAGGAGTTAACAATATTATAGAATTTCTTAGTATTTTGCTATTGTTAAGTACAAATTGTGCATTTGCATTAGCAGCTAAAGTTAATGAAACAGTATCAATAGTACCATGATGTGCATTCAATGTTACAGCTGTTGTAGCACTGGTTGTTTGAGTTACAGCACCACCATCATATAAAGATTGTAAAGGTTCTGCATTAATTGATAAAGGTCTGTAAGTATCATCGCGTTTAGGATCTTTTGCCCCTACTGCAAATAAGTTAGTTGTATCTGTTGGAAGAGTCGCTCTATAGTCACCTCTTTTAATCCAAGAAATAAAATTTAAAATGTCCATTTTTTATTTTTTTAAAATATTTATAAATACGTATGATATAATATAGTAAAAATAATTGATAAAAAAAAGCCCTCGGTAAAAACTGAAGGCTTAAAATTAGCTTGCAAATGGATTTGGGTAGTGGCGGCAAGCTAATTAAATAAGTAATGATAAAGTCCTATTGCTACAGCAAATGACACAATATATCCAATCATACCCATAATCCTAGCTTCTTTATCTTGCACTCTTCTTCCAGTTATTGGATCTACTATATCTTGCATAAGAGCATGCGATAATGTAGAAACAATAATTATACAAATTAGTCCGAATAAGACTACTAATGATTTCATAATCATAATGACTGTATTTCTTTTAATAATTTCTCAACATACAACGTAGCATCCATTAACTCTTCTTGTAAGTGAGTTAACCACTGCTTCATAGTTAAATCTTTTCTATCTAGAGTCTTTCCATACTTTAGCTTACCTATCTCAGATCTTTCTTGATACTTATCAACTACAGATTTTACTACAGTGTCTTCTTTAACTTGTGGAGTTGGGACAATACCATCTACCATATTTGCATATACAGAGTTACCATGCATCTCCTTATACCAATCTTTAGCTGATTCTTTTATTGCCATACCATTACAATATCATGTACTAATACCATCATCTTGATCTTGCCGTCTATATCTATGATTTCAGCATTATGAAGAGCACCAGTACGGACATATACCTTATCCCCCGCTTTAAGGTCTTTAACTTCATCCCCTACTGCAAATATATTGAGATGAGTCCACTCCTTCATCATTTCTTGCTCCGCTTCTTTTTCTAGATTATCTGGAACAATAAGATCTAGCTCACCTTCTTTTTTTTCTTTTTTCTCAGGCTTATCTAGCATAATCCTGTTTCCTCTCAATATAAATTTGCTCATTTCTTTGTTGGTTTTAGACAAATATAATAAAAATTATTTATCCTCAAAGTTGTACATGATATTTCCATCACCATCAATTACCAAACCTTTGTAATCTTGTTTTACTTCTTGACCCATTAAGTTATATCTTCTTGGATCCGTAAATACACTACGGTATACATACACGGGACCAAAGGTTTCTTCTTTACCATCTATATCAATCTGAATTAACTTATAGTAGTTATATCCATATTCTATACGTGCATCAAAGTATTTATATGTTAGTTCTGTATTACTAAACCCCGCTGCAGGAATCTCATCCTGGTACCCCCAGGTGGTTCCATCCAAAGATTTATACAAATCAAACTTCAGTGAGTTGTTTTCTGATGCTGTAACCCACTTAATCATATTACCTTGGTCTTGCAAGCTTGCAGAGAAATCTAACATCTCAACAGGTAATGGCGCTGTATTCCTAATTTCAAAAAAATCAATATGACAATATTTCCCATCTAACAAACCCGATCCAAACGTAGTATTAAGAACTAACGCAAAAGCCAATGTTGTATTAGGAACAGTAATCATGTAATATCCATTAAGATCAGATATAT